TGATTACAGTTACAGGCTGGAAACCTGAAGTTAAAAAGTTAGTTGCATCACCTGCACCGATTGAATATAGAAGTTTCCAGCGATATCCATCAGAAGTTTCAAAGGCTTGATGTAAGGTTACACCAGCTGTACCGAATGAAGGTTTAACAGTCGATGGGTTTGCTGAACCGGTTGAACTTCTACTTTGTTGTAGACAAATATAAACTTCGTTATCTTCTGTTAAAACATAATATGGATTCGATCCATATCCTTGTTGCTTATCGTTCCATGCATCATAAATTGTACCTGATGACCAGTTGTTTCTTGTAACCACCATCGAAGAAGCTGTAATCTTTTTCAAAGATTCTAAATTGCCTCGAGCAACTCTTTCGTCGAAGGTGTGACGCAGTGGATCAATTGTCGTATCTGACGAGTCATACGTATCAGTCTTACCAATTCCAATATAGAATTCATTTGAATCTGAAGTGCTTTGAACTTCAGTAAGTAAGTCCTGTGCTAACTTTCTTTTAAGTGGGTCTGTTACAATTGCTGTCATCTTTTAATCCTTACGCCAATGTAGTTACGCTCTGATTGCCAATCAAGAACCAATGTGATCCATCCCAAATACACTGGGCTGCTTCGTTTTGAGCAATGGCAAAACTTGTTGTACCACCTGTACTTTTAAAATTAGTCACGGTAATAGTTGCGACACCAGCACCTTTATTTGTAAAGATCTTCATCTCGCCTGAGTGAGTGCCATCGGCCAAAGTAAGAGCGAGAGCAGATCCTTTATTACATATAATGTGTGTAGCATTGTCTGATGCTAGTACATTACCGTCTGCTGTTTTTTCCAAAGACTTAACAGAAACTTTATTAATTTCAACTGCACCTGTTCCTTTGGCCGCAATTTCCATTTTAACATTTGTACCAGAACTTGCTGCTGCAATTCGAATTGGATTAGCCGCAATCGCATGCTGAATGTTAAAGTGGTTAATACCAGATCCTGAGCCATTCTTTGATAAGAGAAAGATTTCACTTCCACTTGAATCTTGAATAGAACTACCAACCTTTGGATCAGTAATCAAAGGATTAGTAATTGTCTTATTTGTTAACGTTTGTGTAGCTGCATTCAGTGTTACAATACCATCGGCATCAGGTAATTGAATTTGACGATCTGCTGTAGGTTCAACAGTTGTCAATCTCATTTCGTTACCGTCAGCTGTAGCACCTTCAAATACTACTGCACTATCCTCAAGAGTAATTTGTGCAGACAAGTTATCGCTATCGCCACCACCTAAGAAGCGATAGATCTCAACGAAGTTATCATTTATCTTGCCGCCAGCAGTGCGAAGAGTATCTCCGTTACCGTCGTTTGCTGATGAGCCGATTCCTATATTTTGTCTTGCCATTTTTTAAATCCTGTTTAGCTTATTTATATCGAAGAATCTGATGAAATTCGAGTAAATACGTCATTATCAAAAGTTTCTACAGTCATTGCAAAGTCTGGTCTTCCACTATTAGCACTATCATCAAACCTAAACGAGTTAGGATTAAGCAGTGTTTTAATATCATCGTAGTAGGTAACAAGCAACGATGCAGTAAGATCAGAATCATCTCCGTAAATAGTTGTTTCTTGTTGCCGTAGATCGATACGGAAGGTTGTACCGTCAGATGAATCTTGTAATCCAGTAGTTTCGCCAAAGAGAGTACCTGTACCAAGAGATGCTTGACCTAAGAACAATGGATCTTCGACGTTTGAATCAAGAGGATTGTGTAATGATATCGTCGGAGTAAGAGAAACTTCTGTAGTCGATAAAACATCACCAGCAAAATGGAATCCTGCTGGATGTACAAACTTTTTATATAACAATTCATAATCGGAAACTGAAATACCAGATTTAAGTAATATTGAAAATACTTGAAAGCGCTTTGCATCTTGTATTTTCTTTTGAGAATCAAATCCAATTTCATCTTGGCCTACAACAAATATATCTCTCTTCGGATAAGTAACCTCAACTTCTTCTCCAAAGAATCCTCGAAAGAATCCTTCGGCCGATGGCTTAGTTCCTTTTTGTTGATAAAAGTTACCAAGTAATCTGGCCATCAATCTTGGATTTGAAAAGAAAGAAGATTGAGTTAATCCATTACCAATCTCACCGATAATCTGATCTAAGAAATCTATATCGGTGTCAGCCACATCTCTTGAAGCGAATATATCTTGTACCTTTTGATGAAAGTTGAATTTACCTTGATCACTATCAAGAAACTCTTCATAAACTTCCATGAACCTAACGAACTTAGGATTATCAGCTTGAAACCACTCAGGCAGAGTTGTTTTAACATCTGATCTTTTTAGTACAGGATCTCGCCTGTTATTATCTACTGTCGTAATTGCCATGTTATGTTGTCAACGTTGTACTTGTATTTTGTTGATCGATTGTACCAGAAGCTGATGTAGCAGCTGAATCTAATTTAATTATATAATTTCTAAGTGGCTTGATTGTGTTTTGATTTGCTGGATTAATCGATAATTTGATTGCATCTCCATTAAATGCTGTAACATTAGCGCCAAATCCATTCAATGATACTACGCCGGTTGTTTGATTATAACTACCAGTATTATCAGAAATAATTGTATCGGCCGTTTGATCGAATATCTCGAGTGTAGTGGAGTTTAATCTGTTTCGTATAATACATGTATTTCCACCAATTGTAAATGGTGTTGATGTTACTCTTCTGTCCACATCATCAGGTGCAGCTAATGCAACTGGGAAAGGAATGGAAAAGTCTTTTGCTGTATTCAAAGTTGGTGTAAAGCTTTGTTGAATTTTAACTGACATATCAGAGTTTAGAATCGCAGGTGATATTGCATCAATTGTCGTAAGCAATGCTGATTTTCTAAACACACTATCAAACTTTCCGAGATTGGTTGTAAAGAACGTTGCTAATTCTGTTTTAATATTTGATTGAATAGCATCAAGTGTAAGATTAGTTAGATCCGGATCAAAATCAAAAGTAACAGCTAATTCTATAAACGTATTAATCGGATCAACAAATTCGACATCAATTGACATAACTCCTAAGTTTGGAGCAATTGTGTTTTGAATCGTATTTTTAGTATCTGTTTGTACTGCAGCTGAGATACCACTTTTAAAACTAAGTGAAAGATATACATCACCGAATGTTGCAGGTATATTGTCTTCACCGCCCCATGCTGCAACATCATCAAGTAATGTTGTAAATCTTTCAGATACAATAGCTTTGTAATCTTCTGCAGTAACAAGCCTTTGTTGAGATGCAAAGTTAATTGGTGCGTTGAGTTTAATTGATTCAATACTTTCTTTGTCTCCGCCACCCGCAGAATTTACAGTGGTTGTAACTGTTGGTGTGTAACTTGTTCCACCAATTGAAAGCTGAGAATCTGCAGTAAACGTAGTGATTGAGTTTGCGTCAGCACCGTTAGTGGCAAGATATGTTACAACAATTTTATTACCAGCTACTGGCGCTTTACCAAGAACGCTATCCTCGCCAAAGATAATTTCATATTGTCCATTCGGTGTTTCACGAATGATATAAACTCTAGAGTTTGTGTCAATCCTTACAACACTTTCAATATCGTTATAAGTGTTAAATGTACTTGAAGTTGTAGTATCAAACACTTCAACTTTTAATGTATTCTTATCTAATGCTTCGTCTGGAATAACATAAACTTGATTATCAGTAGTTTCACCAACAATAAACGTTTTAGTTTTCTGAGTTCCTTCAGTTATTACAACGCTACTTAAACCACTTTCTGTTTTAAATTGAAAAGTTCCAGTTCCGTCATTAGTAGCTGTATGAGCCACTAAAGTTTGAAAAGTAAATGTATCGTCTCCAAGCGTTCCAGTAAATGTAGTGAAAGCCGGTAAGGATGCACTAGCTGTAATTGTATCTGATGTTACAACTTTAAAATCAATAGTTGCTGTTGCTCCACTCTTCGAAGCTGGATAGTAACCAACAGTTTCGGCATGAGCTACGACAGAAGATCTTAACTGCGCTGATTTAAGAAATGATTCATTGATTGCAAAGTTTGCGGTAAGACCGTTGATATGTGTGTTGTAAGCTAAAACATCAAGAATGTTACTCAATCCCGATGCTTCAAAATCATAATCAGTAAAGTCGCTCTTTGCTTGAAAATAAGTTTTTAAATTTGACTTGATTGTATCAAAATCAAGATCTGACGATCTAATTACAGCCATTACCTTAACCTCGTGAGATTTATACTAAGTTCTTGTGTTTCCTGAATATTAACAACCTGAAATACTACTTTTACATTTACACTATTCTGATCTGGCAATAGAGTTGCACTTACATCTCTTAATATAGCTCTCGGTTCAAAGTTTGCTATTGCCTGCATTACGTTATCTTCAATTTCAAGTTCATCAAACTCAGTATCTAAATTAAATAAGAAATCATTTAGGTTTCCGCCAAATCTTGGTGTAAATGGTTTCTCTCCAAAATTAGTTAATAATAAATTTTTAACAGCTTGTTTTACTGCTGCAGCATCTGATTTTTTGAATACGTCTCCATCACCCTTCTTGGCAAAAGTCAAGTCAAGGTCTCTATATACTTTGTTTCTAGATACTGTAATACCTGCAGTATCTAAAGTTCCGTCTTCTATCGAAAATACACGTGCCATATGTCTATTTATACCTTATCCAGCGAAAACATTCGAAGAACCTTCAGCTACAGATGTACAACCTGTGATTCCATCTCCAATTCTTCCGCATCCTTTACCATTTACAAATACTGTGGTTGATCCTGTTGATATAGGTGCAGCGTGTCCTGGGCATGGAACCGGTGGCAATAAATGTGAAGTATTATTATCACCTTGTCTACTTACACCAATACCATTTACAAAAACATCAGATGAAGCCCCGTCTCTTACCATTCCAGAACAATGAGGTAAATCGGCATCACCTTTTCTAGTTACTGCTGGCAAGTTCTATCTCCATCAACCTTTTAAATTTATGTTGCCATGCTTCAATCTCTTCATACTGTTCATCATTGTGTGGCTCCGGTGGTATCTGAGGAGCATACTTAATTAAATGCTCAAACGC